GGACCCCGCAGGAAATCTTGAAGTCCTGCCACGTGTCACCGTTGAACCCGGCGTACTCTCCGCTGGTGAGGTTGCTATAGGGGACTGTTCCGTTGTGCGGGTAGACGGCCCCGTTCGCCGCCTGGAGGTACTGGCTGGCGTCGGGCCATGTCAGAGGGTTGGTCACGAGCACCGTGCCGTTGATCGTGGCGGCCGCGCCTGTGGTCTGATCGGTGATCGTCTCGCCATTGTCGTGCAGAAAGCTGTTGGTGCCCAGCGAGTCGGCCATTATCAAGGTAAGAACGCCGCCTGTGCTGGAGGCCGCTACCGTAGTCTGAACAGTTCCCGAATGGTTACTTGAACTCTTCACAACATCGCCAGCCGCGAAGGACAGGCCGTTTCCACCCGTGAACGGAATTTGGTTCAGGTTCGGGATGTTGGGGTACTCGGTCTCGCCGTTCAGTAGGGCCGTAGGGTAGCTCCCGAAGTCCTCATCGAAAGCCACGGTATCCCCATACCCGTAGTCGAGCCACCACAGGCCACGAACTGGGGCACCTCCGCCCACCTGCTGCTGGTACGCCGGTGCCAGGCCGGGCCGGGAGCCGATGCGGGCTCGCTCCTCGTCGTAGGAGTACGCTCGTACGTTGATCGCGGCCGGCGTGGTCTTCGGCGGCTGCTCCGCGTAGGAGTGATCGCTGTCGTATCCGCGCAGCGGCAGGGCCAGGGGCACCTCTCGGTAGCCCCTGACTCCACCGCCGCCGACGGGTTTCTTTCCGGCGGGCATGGGAATCTCCGTGCTGGACTAGCTGACCTGGGCGGCCTGGGCGACCGTGTACCAGTACGATCCGTCGCTGGTGACGATGGCTGCTTCGTGCGGACCCATCGTCACATGGAGATCGTTGGCCGTGTTGCCCGTGAGGGCCAGGACCGCCCCGGTGTTGTTGGCGGCCTGAACAATGATGAGGTCGTAGTCGTCGGCCCCGACCGGGGTGGGAAACGTCACGGTCGATCCGGCACCCGTAACCACGATGCGGGAAAGGCCGCCCTTGAGCTGGGCGCTCGCCAGGGTGGTAGCCGTGGTGACAGTGATCTTGTTCTGCGCCCGTCGAAACTTGTTCGCGGTATTGCTGACAGACATTGGTGGAATCTCCTAAGTGCGATAGGTTGGCGGCGTGAACTGCTGCCGCGCGTGGTCTTCGTCGCTGGGGTCGAACATCGGCCCCAGGTCCATCGGTCGCGTCCGTGCGTCGGCGTCGATGCTGGCGGCCATCATTTCCTTGAAGGCCGCGTCCTTCTCTCCGATCCGGTCATTGTGCCGGTTCTCGGCAACCGCCAGGCAGGCGGCAAGAATCGTCTCGGCGTGGTTCACCCCGCCGACGGGAACGTCCGCGTCTTGAACAAGCAGGGGTGGGTTCATGCGGTAGCGATAGCGGAAGCTGTAGGCTTGGTCGGGTATCGGCCAGACCAGCATACTCCACGGCGTGGCCGCTCCCGCCGCGTTGGGATAGATGCAGTAGAACGTCGGGATGCCGGTCGCCAGGTCCGTCCTGGCGTACAGGTTCTTGAGGAAACTCACGCTCCGGGGCCGAATGTAAACGTAGCCCGTGCCCGGCTCGAAACTGGGGTCGTCGATGATGCTCTCGAAATCCGCCGGCAGGGCGATCTCCGCGTAGGGTGAGAGGTCGTCGCTCATGGCTAGTTCTGACGGAGGGCTCAGGAAGTTCCACGAGTACGCGATGCCCGTTCGTGGGTCCACGCCTTGCAGGAACCGCCTGTACCCGGCGTTGGCGTACTTCTGCGCGGTCACAAGGTCTGGGCCGGAAGGCGAACGGCCCAGGCCCAGGTAGAACGCCACTTCCTGGTAGAGGTCCGCGAAGGTATAGGCGAGCGTGGTCATGTGGGTTTAGTCCTGGGTGCGGGGTGCCGCGATTTCCACAGTGCAGCCGACACCGGTGTTGATGAGCACGTTCATCACCTGCGCTTGTGCCGCCTCCATCCCCATCGTCTGGGCCAGGGAGTTCGGGTTCATCAGGGGCTTGGTAGCACTGGCGGCCGTCCCGTCGATGGTGAAACGGATGTTGCTGCCGTCCTCCGTCATCAGGAGGAGGGCCGACATGGGAATGGGGAAGTTGTAAGTCCCCGCTCCCGCCGCCGTGGCGATGAGGCTGGCGAGTGTGGCGCTGACTCCGGTTCCGATCACGCGGTACACCTGCTTGATCGCTCCGGCTGCGCCAATCTCCAAAACGCTTCTGTATGCCATTGGGTTCTCCCGTGCGGGTTCGGCGGGCCTCTCCCCGTGGAAAGGCCCGCCTTGCCGCTGTAGTCGCTAGATGTTGTTGCCGGAGGTGTTCATGATCCCGGCCTTCTCAAGCGCCGTGATGACGTTGTTGAGGACCTTCGTGATCCGCTTGATGTCGATGGGCGCCTGGACCGTGCTGCCGGTGATGGCGTAGGTGCCGCCAGTCGTCCCGCCGGTCGGCGGGGCGCAGTAGTCGGCCCGGAGCTTCCCGTTCAGGATCATCTCGCGGGGCTTGGCCGTCGCGCCAGCGTCGGTTACGAGGGCCGAACCGATGGCCTGGTTGGTGGCGGTCGCGGCACCCAGAGCGTAGGTCGCGCCGGTGATACCAAGCTGGGTCCGCTTGGTCGTCCCGCCGGCCGTCCCGATGGACGTAGCCACGGCGGCATAGCCCGTGCAAACGATGCCCTGCTCGCTGGGGGTGACGATGTTGATCCAGCAGGGGCCGGTCTTGCCGGAGTCCCAGATGCCCACGAGGCCCGCGAAGTCCTGGCTGCCCGCCTTGGTCGGCTTGATGACCTCGTAGGCCCGGTGAATGTCGAAGGCCCCGGCGCTGTTGCCGGTCGTGCTTCGACGGTTGTAGATCATCGGATATCCTTCCTTCAGGACATCCGTGCCGGTGAAGTACACCCGCTTGGTGTGAACGCCGGCGACCATCCGTTCATTTGCGTATCCAACTTGCGTCATGCTCTTCTCCTCGGCTGCCTGGCAAAGCTCAAGGCGGCCAAAATGGTGTCAGTTCCCGAAGCCTTACGCGGCCACGGGGTCAATGCGGAAGCCGGCTCGCTGCCGGTTGGTGCAAACGAGGTTCCACTCCGTGAAGACGAAGGTCGTCTCGGTCAGCGGGCTGACGTTCGCGCCCCGCTCCGTGGTCTCGTACATGTACATTCCCTGCTTGGCGATGGGCTTGAAGTACTTGTGGTTGACGCCCGTGAGGGTGAGCTTGCCGGGGTTGTCCCCGCTCGTCACCTTCTCCAGGTACGGCTCGTACAGGATGGGCAGGTTGTTGACGAGGACCGCGCCCATGTACTTCATCAGGTCGTTGCCCAGGTCGTCGTTGTTCTTCCGAGCCCGCTCCTCGAGGCCCGCCAGCAGGGTCTTGCCGGCGTACATGCGGAAGACGTTGTACGTGGTGGTCTCGATGTCCGAGACCATCGGGGGCGACAGGAACCGGCAATCCCGGATGGCCCCGGTGATCGCCACAATGTCCGGGTCGGTAATGACCGAACCGTCGAAGTTGGCGGCGGCGGCCCATCGGTCGCTGTAGGGGGCCCACTTGGAGTACGTCGTGGGGCTCAGGCCGTAGCAGTCGCTATAGCCGGTCGGGGCGTTCGCGTTGAACCCGCCCGTCTGTCCGCTCTGGATGGGAGTGAGGGTGTAGGGAATGCCCCACAGGCTCGAAACATCCGTCGCGGCCGGCAGGGTCCAGAAGTCAGTGAGCAGCATCCCCATGAGGTCCAGCCACGCGCCTTCGCGGCGGGTACGGACGAGCTTGAGGATTTCCGCCTCGCCCATGTTTGCGAGGATTTCGCCACGCTCGACGGACCAATCCGTCTCGTACCGTCGGTACTCCGCCCGGCCGCGAGCCAGGTTATCCGACACGCCGGGCTGAATCGTCTGGTAGGGCTGGAGCTTCTTCGCGGCCCCGCTGGTGGTCGCCATCACATCGAAGATGATGCTGGCGCCGCCCTGCTGATCCACCTTGTCCTTGAACATCTGACGCAGGATCGCATAGTCCTGGTAGGGCTGAAGGGTCTCCCAGTCGCCACGGAAGGGGTAGGCTTCGATGGTAGCGACCAGAAGGTCATGCAGCAGACCGTTGTTCAGGGAGGTCGGGTTGGTGAAATCCACGCCTCCGGTTTGTCCAGAATCCGCCATCTGTAGTTACTCCGGCCGGGCCGGTCTTAGACTTCCTTCGCGCCGTACTTATTGAAAATCTCCTGCCGTTTGGATCGGAGCTTTTCAGCCGCACTGGGTGCCACGCTCTGGCCCCGGCCACCGCCGGGGCGCATGACTGCTCGGGAAGCCGGACTCTCGCCCGGTTCTTTCTTGGGGGTTTTGGTCTTGCCCGGTGCCGGAATGGCATCGGGGAACTGGCGGACCAGGGCCATCCGCACGGCATCCTTGATATCCAACGACTGGCCGGTGGCCTGGAAATAGCCGACCTGGATATCGAGCGCCAGGGCCTTCACTCCGCTTCTCGCCTCGACGGCCGGGTCTTCGGGGGCCAGGTCTTTCGCCGAGCTACCCCCGCCAATGGCGGCGTAGGTGTCGGCGTCCAAGCCCTCGATGACTGTCTCGGCCGTCTCCTGGAAAGTCGTTTCGTATGCTTGAGCCGCGCGTTTCTGCTCGGCCTCGTCTCGACGCGACATTTCCTGGCGTAGGGAACGGGTTTCCCTGGCCTGTTCCTTGAGGACGTTGGCGAGGTTCTCGCCGTATTCCTCGAGGGGGTACTTCTTGGACAACTCGGCCTCGAAAGCCTTGTCGTCCTGCTTCTTCGGCTCGGCCTTGTCGGGCTTCGCCGCGGGAGCGGGGGCAGCTTCACCCTCTTCCGCTTCCTCTTTGGGCGTGGCCTGCGTCATCTTCCGCTTGGCCTCTCCCAGTTGGCCGTACATCTCGCCCACGCGACGATCCACGGCAACCAGTCGGTCAACGATCTTCCGGGCAGTTGCCTCCGGCAAATCGGCAAGCTCTTCCGGTGTGGTCTTGCCCCGCTTGATCGCCACCATTTCCGATTCGGTCCATGCCGGCGCGGCGGGAGCGGCGTCCTTGGAGGGCGCGGCATCCGTCGTCTTGGCGGAGGGCTGTTCGGTCTTGGGAGCGGGCTGGGGGGCCGGCTGGTCCTTCTTCGGCTCCGGGGCAGGAGCGGCATCCGGCTTCGTCGAGGAGTAGGCGGCCTGGGCCTGTTGCATCACGGCCTTGAACCGTTCTACTTTCGCCGGGTCGGGAGCGGCCCCTGCTTTGGGGTCTAACACTTGCGTCATCGTTCAATTCCTCTATGTGCCGCGTCCGCCGAGCCACAAGCCGGGCGGTGAGTGGCCTGTCCAAGTCCATGAAAAAAGGCCGTTCGGGGGTTTGGCCCCAAACGGCCTTCGTTCGTTTCTGAACACGCAACCGGGGATCAGCCGGGAGCGCCTTCATGGGTGCTATTCAGTTGTCCGCACGACTACCGCACGACTACCGTGCTATTTCGCCGCCAGTTGGGCGGATGCTCCTTGTCCTGTCATGTGCCCCATCTTCTCTCGGATGATGGCCTTGCCGTCCGGGCCGGTCCAGTGGAGAACCTTCGAGCCCTCCGGGGCCGGTCCAGCCAGGCGAAGCCAGTTCCATTCCTCGCCCAGCAGCGTCACCTTGTCGGAGCTCAGAACCTCGTTCAACGCCGTCTGGTCGTGCCGGTATATCTTCGATGTCAGTTCCGTAACCCACGCCATCAGGAGGGGATCGTGGGCCTTGAAGACGAGCAGGCCGGCCGAGTACGGAGGCTTCCGCTTGCTGTACGGGTCAAACCTGTCCGGCGTCGCCCCGAAGCCGTCGCCACAGAGCCCGTAGAGCGGGTCCATGGGCGCCAAGACCTCACAGTCCAGGTCCATGTAGATCGTGTGGCTGAAGGGCGACAGGAGGCAGGCGGCGGGCTTGTAGAACCACGCATCCTCCGCAACCGCCGCCCGGTCCAGTTCGATCAGCGTGCCATGCTCCCGGCACCACTGGCGGGCCGTCTCACTCATCCCCAGGTCGAAGAAGGCGACGGGCAGATCGGGGTTGTGCCGGCGGAGGTTCGCGTACCACCACGGCAGGAGCCATTCCTGCGATTCCGTCGTCATGCAGAGGACGCCACGGGGGGCGACGGGCTCCGTGATCTTCACTTCGGGGATCGGGGCCGGCGGCTGGGCTGCGAAATTCAGCATGAGGCGGAGGACGGTTTCCCGGATGGACTCGTCGCCGTGGTGATAGAGATACCACTGATTGCCGGGGACGCCCCGAAAAGCGTGGGTCAGTGGCCCCGAGTCCCATGTGTGGACTAGGACGGTTGTGTCCCACGGACTCCGCAGGTGACATGCCGTGAGCCGAAGGGACTCCGGGTACTTCCGAAGCCCCGTGCAGTCCACGAGCTTCCCGTGAGCGGTACACCACTCGCGGGGCATCTGCGTCATGCCCAGGTCGAGGAAGGCAACCCGGTAGTCGTTGCCGGCGTCTTTGTAGGCATTCCACCACGCTTGCAAGTCGCCTTCGTTGTGGAAGTCCACGGGAACCGCTACGCCGTAGCCCGGCAGGACGGGGCCAGACCACCGGGCGTTCTCCGCATCCTCGCCATGCAGGCGAACGGCCCGGTCCTTCGGGGCGTACATCGAGGCCCGCGTTGCCGCCGCTTCGATGGGCATGTAGAGCAGGAACTTATTGAGCGGGCTGTCCTCTGTGCAGGAGATGATCTCCACGCCACGGGGGGCACCCGTCTCCGCAATGCAGCGGATCGCCCCCACCTGTTTCTGGTAGAGGGAGCGGTTGTACTGACGCTGGCCGTCAGAGAGAATGCGGGCGTCGTAGTAATCCTTCGCCCCGCCCATATCGCAGCCGACGAGGTAGATGGTCTTGATGCCCATGCCGATCAGCATGTGCAGGGCCGTCTCCATCGTCGTCCCGTTCCACACGTGGTTTTCGGTGTCGGTGTCTCGCGTGAAGTAATCGAAGACCGACTCCATCGGCGTCCCGCTGAGGAACCACGTCGCCGGGTACTCCGCCAGCGGACGGCCGTCGTACAGGTCGTTCACGAATCGGCTGCCAAAGACCTTGGGGAACGCCTGGCCCAGGAGCGTCGAGTCGTAGCACTCCGGGGAGTCCATGCCGATGAACAGGTCCGGGCAAATCTTCGGGTAGGCGGTATTCATCGCCACCACGAGCGCGCCGGGGACTGTCATATCGGCCTGGCACACGTTGCGCATCGACGGGCCTGGGCAGCACAGGAATGCGTCCATGCCGCGATAGAAGCCCGCGAGCTTCAGTTGGTCGTTGGACCCGGTTTGACCACGCCGGAAAATCACTTCGTTACCTCCGTCGCCAACACGGACAATGTTCCGACTGGCTCGTTCATCCTCTCACCTCGTCCTTATCGAACATGCCTCGCGCCTTCAGGACGCGGAGCTTGCTGGCCCGGTCACGGTACTTTGCCGCACCCGTCTCCGGGTTGTACCGCACGCAGTCGTCGAGACCCTTGCCAGCCAGCAGCTTCATCATCTCTGGAATCTGGACCGGGTTTACTCCGCTGGCGTAGCTCGTCACGTTCTTGCTGTCCCGCTTGCGGCCTACGGTCCCAAAGACCAGTCGCTTTCGGCCACGGAACTTGCGGGTCGTCGTCCCGAAGATGCGGCACCACACCTCATCCGGGATGTGCGAGAACGAGCTGCGGTTCTTGGCTCCGTCAACGGCCACGGGCCTTCTCCTGCTTCGGGGTTTCCGGTTGAATCTCGGTGTCGGCGATCGCGCCCCACCGCATGGCGAAGGCGACCGCCTCGTCCTTGAGCTTCTGGCTGCGGGCGGCGAGTTCCTTGTTGTACTGGCCGGTCGCCATCCGCGCCCGGTCGTTCACGCCGTCCAGGAGCTTTGCGAACTCCAGGGCCGCCGCACCGTCCGCCAACGTCTCGATCTTCGTGCCTGCCATCGCTACTTTTCCTTTCCCATGCTGTGGGCCGCGGACGCCATTTCCTGACGCACGCCGGCCTTGGTTTCCTTGCCGCGCTTCTTCTTGGACATCTCGACGGCGTAGAGCTGCGCCATCGCCGCCTGCCGGCTCTTGGGCTTCTTACTGAGGGGCCTGCCCGTGCCGCTGGATGCCTTGAATCCGCCATCTGCCTTGACGATCATTGTTCGGCTCCAATCTGTGAGGCTGCCGGGGGCGGCTCATTCGGTGCGCCTTGACCGGGCTGGGGCCCTTGCGGGGGTTCGCCGGGTCCGGGCGGGGCCGCCATGCCGCCGCCGGCACCCGTGATCGGCCCGGACTGCTGCGGGGCCGCCGCGCCCCACACAATGCCCAGTTCCGGGATGTCCAGTCCACGGGCCGCGAGGTCGGTAATGGCCGCAACGTCGAGCGTCTTGCCCTGTTGTGCCCCGATCTGCGCCATGGGCAACAGGATGCGTTCGACAAACTCATTCGTCCTTCTCCACCGTTCGGCGGGCGTGTCGGCCAGCGAGGAGTACAAATCCACGCGAATCTTGTAGTGCTCCAGGTTCCCTTGCCGCTTCTGGAGCGGGGCGAACTGGTACGTGCCCGACAGCGGGCCGATCCGGCGAACGAAGTACTTGGCCTCCGCCGTATCGTCGCGCCACAGGTAGAAGCCCAGTGCCCCGGCGATGGAGGACGCGAAGGATTCCACGCGGCCCTGGAGGAATCCGATCTCCGAGTTCTGGTTCTGCTGGAGAATCTGCTGCTGGCCGAGGGTCTTGGCGTTGGCCGACGTCCCCGCCAACTGGGACGGGTTTCCGGCCGCCGCCTCGAAGTGGGATTCCAGCCACGCCATCGTCTCCGTCCGCGTCTTCATCGGGGCGCCAAGCTCCACTTCCTTGAAGCGGTCCACCGACTGAACGGGCACCATATCGCCATCGGGGGCCTTGCGGAGCTTCCCGGCGTCCTCTTCCGCCCTCGCGTCGTAGAGGGCCAGCTTCTTGTGCCGGTCCGCCTCGTTGGCGTACTTGCGGGCCTGTACGTTGATGAGGTCGTGGAGGTCCGCCACCCGGCCGGCGGGAGACACCGGAAGGACGTTGCTCGACACGGGGTACATCGCCAGGTGGTGGTAGGGTCCGCAGTCCGGGTCGTCGTGGCCCCAGTCCCGCGTGCGAAGCTCGATGGCCGCCATGTAATCGTCGGCGGGCATGGTGACGATGACCCGTTCGTAGGGCAGATACACGTCCATCATGCGGAACCGGGGGAAGAGCGTTTCCTGCTCCATCCACACGTGGTCTTCGGAGGACAGAGTTTCCGCCCGGCTGCTGGCCCACTGGCCCCAGTACGTGGCCATCGTGTCCAGCTTCTTGTGGTCGAACAGCTTGCAGTCGTAGGCGTAGTCTCGGGAGAGGTAGTAGCAGTCCCACTCCGCCCGAACGTCCTCCAGCCGGGTCGCTTCCGTGTCGCAGCCCCAGTTGTCGAAGTCCACGAGATCCGCAAAGGGACTCATCTTCTCCGCGCCGGGCGAGCGAAACTCATCCGCCGGGGTCACGCCGCACTTCACGACGGCCATGCCGAACATCGCATCGAAGACGGCTGCCCGGATCGTCTCGCAAAGGCCAAGGTCTTGCACCAGTTCGTCGAGGGCGAACCCGAAGGCGTCGGCCTCGGGACCGAGCACCTTCTGTTCGCTCTTGACGAGGCACCGGACTTCTTTTCGATAGGCCAGGGCCGCAATCACTGCGTCCACGTAGTTGGCCAGCTTCGGAAGGAATACCCGCTTGCCACGGCTCCAGTAGTTTCCGCCGTACTGGGCCAGGAACCGCCTGCGGTCCAGCCGGTAGGGGCGCATCCGCTGGTTGGCTATCTCCGTCATCCGCTTGGTGGCGATGAGCCATCGGTCGCCCCGCTTCACCTGAAAACGCTTGGAGACGGCGAAGTTCTGGTTGGCGTCCGGGGCGCTCGGCGTGGCCCCCACGTTCTCAGGATTTACCGGCTTGGTGGCCGTTACCATGTGGAACCTTCTCTCTCTGAGTCTCGCTCCGCCTTGCGAGTCATGTGCCAGTCCCAGCTACCTACCGGGGCGGCCGGGACAACGGGCTTCGCCCTCGACTGCTCTCCCATGACCAGGGGCAGGCCGGCGGTGCCGATCACGCGGTCGCCGTGGGCCTCTCGAGCGCCGCCCGACTCCTCGACCAGTGCGGCCGGACCGACTCCACCGCCGGAATACTCCACGTACTGCTCAAGCTCGGCGACAGTCGCCTCATCGTGGAGCACAAGCTCACCACGGGCCAGGGCGATGCGCAAAGCCCCCAACAACGCCCGCTTCTCTTCCTTAGTGCTGTGCCAGCCGATCTCGCCCGCGTCCTCTTTCGTCCAAAGGCGGGTGGTGTCGATGTTGCCCAGCACGTGGGCATAGCCCAGCTTGTGGATCTCGATGCCGAACTCCGGGAACCCGTTGGTCTCCCATCCGAGCACCACGGGCCGCTGGCCACCGATCCACTGACAGGCTGCCACGCAGTACCGGGCGAAGTCGCCGGGCGGAAGGTCCGCGTCGGCCAGGGAACCCACCTCTTCCCGCGTCTGAACGTCGGCGATCTTAATGACGGAGTTGGACGCCCCGCTTCCGTGGCTGATGTCCGCGAAGGCCGCATAGTTGCGGTCCTGGAGCGGCCGGCCGTTCACCATCGCGCCCCACCACTGGAGCTTGCCCTGTGAGGATTCCTCGAACCGGACACCCTCAATGTGATAACGCACGCCCTCCGCATCCGTCTGGACCTTGAAATACAGGCCGCCCTGGTACATAGGGGGCCGCAGGTCTCCGCTGGCCCTGATCCGCTGGAGAATGTCGTGGTCGAAGAACATGCCGCCGGACGCCAGGTAGTCGATGTCGAGTTCCTGTGCGATTTCCTTGATGGAACCACGGCGGGCGCACTCGGCCTCATACCAAGGGCTCGTCCAATGGCTCTTGCCGTTGGTGTCTTCCACGAGATGCTTGCCGGCGCCGTGGAAGGGATGCTGCGACCAGTGGAGCGTGACCACGTGCATGCCGGGCGAGAAGCGCCGATCCGCGAACGAGTTGGCCCGGCCCCTGGGGGTCGAGTTGAAAATGCGGCAAGCTGTATTCCCGCCCGTAGAGGACAGGATTTCAGGCCCATTTTCCACGGCCGCAAACTCGTCCAGCAGGATCGCCGCTCGTCGTCCACCACGGCCCACATCGCCATTCGTCGATTCGCCGTCGATGACTGATCCGTTGTCCAGGTTGCCCATGTGCATGTGCCGGCGGTCCACGTTGGGACGCATCCACGCCGGCAGATTGTCGATGAGGTAGTCGAGCTTCCAAAACAGCGTGTCCGGGTCGCCCGCGGCGTCCACCTGTTCCGCCTTGCGGGAAACCACCAGAAGCGGCGTTTGAGGCACGAACAGCCAGGACCACAGGAACACGGCCAGGCACAGCCAGGTTGCGCCCTGCTCTCGGCTCTTGTCGAAGAGGACATCGTGCCCTTCCGTCACCCCCTTGTACAACTCGCGGGCGGCAATCTCCTGCTGGGGCCATGGGGCAAAGGGCTGCATCCGGTCGGCGGGGGCCACCACGCGGCCAGGGCCACCCGGATCAAACGTCCAGCAGGCCAGCCGCATCCATTCGAGTAGACCCTCCGGGCCATCCGCGAAGTAGGCTCGATAGGCCTCCTGCTGCTCGCCTTTTGCGAGGTAGCACTCTTCGCGGGCGTCGATGTCGGCGGTCAAAGATAGATCCATCACTTCGGTCACTGGGGTTTGCCCCTCTGTGCTGCCCGCTTCTGGCGGAGGTGATCAATGGCCTTGGCCACGTCCGTATCGGGGTACTTGACTTCCTGCTTGACGTTCAGGTCGCTTCGGTCTCTGAAGTTCTCCGGGTCGAGATTCTTCAGCGCGAAGATCAGGGCCGTGGTGAATCGGGGGTCTTCCCCAGCCTGCCCAGCCGCGCCGTAAAGAACAGCCGTGAGGTTCTTCAGCCTCTTTGCTTTTCCTACGGCTTGGGCCAGTTTGCACGCTTCATCGAATTCCGGTTTCTCCTTCCGCCTGCGCTCCAGTACGTCATGCGAAGCGCCCATGCCCACGGCTGCGGCCGACGCGAAGGTATGGCCTTCTCGCAGCACAGCGAGAACCGCGAGTTCTTTGGCGATCTCGGTGGCTGTCGTGTGGTCTGTCTTTCGCCGTCCGGGCCCTGCTTTGTGCATAGTTCACTCAGTTGTTGATGACGAATCCCGTAGGGACGAGGTATGATCCGGCCGCCGGCGTGGTGACGGAGATTTCCGAGCCTCCGCAGGTCACGAGATACCGCGTGGCCTGAATCAGCGTGGCCGTGGCCCTGCCGCTGCCGTTGGTCGTCGCCGTTACGGGCGTAGCGGAGTAGGCCCCCGCCGCCGGGGCGCTGGCCAACTTGAATTGGACCGTAGCACTCGCAATCGGGTTGCCCGATCCGTCGAACACGTCGATGGCGGTATTGCACTGGCCGGGCGTGGAAGCCGGGATGGCTGCGAGTTTCTTCATGGTCTCTTCTCGAAACAATCCGGCCGGCGGGGAGGAACTCGCCACAAGCGAGGTAAGGAGCCTCGCCGGCCGGAGAACGTCAGTTCCGCACCGCCGAAATCGTCCACCAGTCGGATGCCAGGTCCGGATCCAGGATCATGTCGTATGGGAGGCAGAAAAGTCCAAGCCCTCCCATGCCCCAGCACGGCCCCCACGAGTTCTGACCGAAGACGAGTCGCCGGGGCCGGTCGTAGCCGAAGAGGTACAGGGCGTGCCCGCCCATGAACTGGTCGCCGCGGAGCGGCATGGGGACGACGCCGTCCGTTGCGTCCTCGAAGCTCTCGTACACCCTCAATCCGAACTGGATCGGCTGCTTGGCCGCCAGGACCGCTTCCATGCTCTGCTGCGTCTGCCGGACGGGCAGTTTCCGTAATACAGTATGTTGCAGGGCCTCCGCGTAGGCTTCCGGCGAAGGCCGTAGGAAAACGTCCTTGTCATAGGGCCAGGTAGATTCCAGGCAGATACCGTCCTTCGCCTCTTCGGCCACGGTGTCCGCGATGGTGGCCCCTTCGTCGCTGGCAAGGCCCGCCAGGCCACTTTCGGCGATCCGCGTGGCGGCGTAGAGGAACCGCCGCGAGCCGTCGAGATCGGGCAGGCCGTTCGCCGCTCGGTAGTACCGATTCGCCTTGACGCCGCTGTTTGCCGTGCAGTCGTTGTTCGTCTGCGTGTAGACTCCGGCGACGTACTGCCCGTTGTCCGTCACGTCCGGCGTCTGCTGGTTCAGCCGCAGGTGATCGAACCAGGGGATCGAGAAGAGGTC